ATAACCGCCTCTACTGCGCTGGGAAGCTGGCCCCGGCTGCGAGTATCCCCAGCACCCGGGGCGGCGACACACTCGACACGGACCCACATCACCAGCCCCCCTCGAAGTAGTCCGAGAGCTTCCGCAGGGTGTCGTAGTGGCAGTTCTTCGTCTTGCCGTGCTTGAGCTTGATCAGCGTGACGCGGCTCAAATCGACCTCTCGCGAGACCTCGGAGAGGTTGACGTTTTGTAGGCGACTGGCGACTTCTTCGATCGTGAGCATGGGCTCCTCCTGTAAGTTTGTGCTTGCACCATCGCACAGGGTCGCTTACAGTGCAAGCACACAAAAACCACGGAGGACGACATGAAGACGATCGCAGCCGCGCTGGCCCGCGCGCAGATGAATATGGGCAAGGCACTGAAGCAGTCGGCGAACCCCGCCTTCCGCTCGAAGTATGCCGACCTCGGCAACGTCATGGACGCCTGCCTGCCCGCGCTGAATGAAGCAGGCATCGCGCTGATCCAGCCGACAGGCGAGGATGCCCACGGGCGCTTCGTCGAGACGATCCTGATCCACGGCGAGAGCGGCGAGAGCCTTTCCTGCCGGGTGCCGCTGATCGTGGCGAAGAACGACATGCAGGGCTATGGCTCGGCCGTGACCTATGCCCGCCGCTACGGGCTGATGGCGATGGCGGGGATCGCGCCCGAGGACGACGACGGCAATGCGGCGGCCAAGGCGGCGCCGAAGGATGAGCCCAAGAAGCCGATGACTGTCGAGCAGTTCGACGAGCTGAAGGCGCTGATCGAAGCCACCGGCACCGACGAGGACAAGCTCTGCGCCTACATGAAGGTGTCGACGCTGCATGATCTCGACGCAGCCGGCGCCGCCCATGTCACCGCTCTCCTGCGCAAGAAAGCGGGCTGAGATGCAGCAGGGAACGCAGGAGTGGATTGAGAGCAGGCTTGGCAAGGTCACCGCCAGCCGCATCGCCGATGTCGTCGCCAAGACCAAGACCGGCTACGGCGCAGGCAGGGCGAACTACATGGCGGAACTGGTCTGCGAGAGGCTGACCGGCCAGCGCGCCGAGGGCTTCACCTCGAAGGCGATGCAGCACGGCACGGACACCGAGCCGCGCGCGCGGGCCGCATACGAGCTGCTGACGGGCAACACGGTCGTCGAGGTAGGCTTCATCGCCCGCGACGACATGGCCGCTGGCGCCTCGCCTGATGGCCTCGTGGGCGACGATGGTCTGATCGAGATCAAGTGCCCCAACACCGCGACCCACATCGACTACCTGTTGAAGGGGTCGGTGCCGGGGAACTACGAGCTCCAGATGCAGTGGCAGATGGCCTGCACTGGGCGCCAGTGGTGCGACTTCGTGAGCTTCGACCCGCGCCTGCCGGTCGATCTCGAGATGTGGATCAAGCGGGTGGATCGGGACGAAGCCCTGATCGCCGACCTTGAGGCCGAGGTGCGCAAGTTCCTCGGCGAGCTGGATGAAATGCTGGACAAGCTGGAGAAGCTCAAGTGACACGATACGACCTACTCAGCCCGCGACCGGGCAAAGACAACAAGCCGCGCTGGTTCAAGGTCGGCGCGGCCTTCCCGAAGGACAACGGGGGCTTCTCGCTGATCTTCGACGCGCTTCCCCTTCCCGACAAAGAGGGGCGCGTGGCGGTGATCATGAAGGAGGCCAAGCCGCGCGAAGACACGGGCGGCTACCCGGGCCCGCAAGATCGACCGGCGATGCCGGCTGGTCTAGACGACGAGATACCTTTTTAAATATGACCTACACCATCCGCCTCACTGGGCCATCGCAGAGGGCCTACGCCAAGCGTCTCATCGACGCCGCGCCGGACTATGCGATGGTCACGATCAAGGCCGGGGACCGCACCCTCGAGCAGAACGCGAAGATGTGGGCCATGCTCACCGACATCAGTCGCGCGAAGCCCGAGGGGCGGAACTGGCCCCCTGATACTTGGAAAGCGGCATTCATGCACGCGCTCGGGCATCAGGTCCAATTCGCCGAGGGCCTCGACGGCACCGGGCCCTTCCCGCTCGGGTTCAGATCCTCGAAGCTTTCGAAGCCGCAGATGAGCCTGATGATCGAGTACATGTTCGAGTACGGCGCTCGCCACGGAGTTGTCTTTGAGCAGGATCGCACACCCGCGCCCGCTCGGCCTGAAGGCTGAGAAGTCCAAGCGAGACCCGGAACACATGGGCCGGGTGGCGCAGCTGCCCTGCGTGATCTGCGGACGCTGGCCGGTCGAGGTGCATCACTGCATCCATGACCGCTACGGCCAGAGGCGGTCGCCCGACACCGAGACCATTCCGCTCTGCTACGACCACCACCAGCTCCTGCACGCAGACAAGCGCGCGTGGCGCGAGGCGCACGGCCCCGATCACGGCTACCTGCCAGAGGTGCTGGCCGCGATCGGGGCAGAGCCTAGTGGCGAGCGGTAGGCTCGAGGTACTCGGTCAGGGCCTTGAGATCGCTCTCCTCGGCCGCCTGCACGCCATCGACGAGACGCAGCAGGCGGCGGTAGTTCACCCCGGTGCGCTCGGCGACGACGACGAGGCGTCGGTCTGAGAGGCGGTGGCGCAGTTCATCCATCGTGAGTAGCATGGCAGTCCTCCTGTGCCATGAGAGGTACTCGCCGCCGTCGGCTCTGGCAAGTCGCCTCGTGTCATTTTTTTTCGGTCAAGTTGCATTTTTCTGTTGCAGCCGCCTGTGGGGGTGTTAAGTTGCGTATACAGAGACACACCAGACGGGAGAGACGAGATGAAAGTTCAAGTCAAAAACGTCCGCATCTTTTTTGTGGACTACGCCCCGAACAGCGGTTTCGGCATCATGGCGAATGATCGTGATGGCCGCGAGTATGTTCTGCTCGACAGCGATGGCGGTCATCGCGTCATGTCTTACGTCTGCGCCGATAAGGTGGTCGGCAAGATCAAGGCGGCAGGTCACGTTGTGTCCGTTGAGCATTGGGATGTGCGCGCACCTTACGGAACGCAGGCTTGGCTGATCGACGGCATGGAACAGCGCCAGATCGAAGATGAACGCTTCGGATATTACTGATTTTAAGAGGGGGCTTCGGCCCCCACCACAATCAACACCGACACAGGAGAGACGAGATGACCAACCTTCCCAAAGCCTACGCCAACCTGATCAGCTACAGCGACGTTGCGCCTTATGAGGTGCTGTCCATCAGCAAGAGCGGCAAGCAGATCACGGTGCGGGCCATGCGCGCCGAGCGCGACCCGAGCTGGAAGCCTGAGATCGTGCCCGGCGGGTTTCTTGGGCACTACGTCAACCAGAGCGAGCAGCGTTGGATCATCAGCACCGACGAGGACCGGGAGCCGATGAAAGCGCACAAGCGCGCCGACGGCTACTTCTGGTCGGCCTTCGGCAAGCATCGGATCGAAGCGCAGCCGCGCGCCTTCTACGATTACAACTTCTGATCGGCGGGGGCTTCGGCCCCCACCATCCACCACGGGAGAGACAGATGCCACGCAACGACTTCCAGCAGCACCTCGATGATGACTGGATCGACTTCCGCCGCGAGGTCTGCGACCTTTACGACCGCAAGCCCGACCTGACCATCGCGCAGGTCGCCCGGATCTTCGGCGCAGACTTCGACGATGTGAAGCGCGCGCTGATGCAGGGGGATCGCAGATGACCGAGATCGACGCCCTCAAAAGCAAGATCGCAAAGCAGCGGTCGGAGATCGCCCGCCTCGAGCAGAAGGTCGCCCAGCTGGCCTTCGACAAGCTCCAGATGCACCGCGACATGCTGGCGCTCAAGCAGAGGATCGAAGGCAATGATTGACCCCGAGGCGCAGGACAAGTTCATCAACTCGCTGCCGCCGCGCGCGAACCTCGAGGACATGGTGAAGATGATCTTGGCGATGGCGCTGATGTACGGCGTCACCGCCGAGGAGTTCAAGCGCATGATCCTCGAGCTCGGCATGATCGTCGCCGAGGGAGAATACGACCGCTACAGCAAGATGCCGAAGGAGGGGCTGCACTGATGGCGAAGTGGGGAGAACCGAGGGTCGCCGATCTCTTGTCCACGCTGGGCAGGATCGAGCGGGTGGCCGACATCATGGCGGCCGACAAGACGAACAGCGCCTACTGGAACACCCAGCGGGCGCAGGAGATCAAATCGCTGGCACAGATCGCGGCCGGCATCATCAAGGGAGAGCAGGCATGATCGACCAATGGGCAGAGCGTCACGTCGTCCTCGACGGCGGGATCTATGAGGAGCAGGACGCGACGGCGTGCTTCTACGTCCGACCGCATGACCACGCCATCGAACTCGAGACGATCAGCGTCGACGGAGTGATCTATGATCGCGACGTGATCAAGGCGCAGATCGGCGAGCAGGCGATGGCCGACATGATCAAGCGCGCCGAGGCGTGGTGGGACGACGACGGCTACCGCAACTGGCGGTCGAACAACGAATGGAACGGAGGACGGTTCTGTGCGTGAGGATCAACCGCGTCTGCGGACGCTCGTGGCAGGCGCCTTTGCTGGCGTCTTTGGGATCACCGTGCTGCCTTGGCTGGCGGCGATCATCATCTCGGGGGGCTGGTGATGGATTGGGAGCCGATTGAGACTGCGCCGAAGGATAGAGATGTGCTGGTCTGGTATGACCACGAAGCCGACCCCTACCAAGACCCGCACAACCCGAAAAAGTTGACCAATTACGCAGCATGGGCGGTGGGTGGAGATTTTCTGGATGGCAAAGGCATTGCTATCGCTAGATGGATGCCGCGCTTTTGGGAAAGTGTTGATGAATATGGCAGCGGATATTGGTTGCCTGAAGCGTGGTTCGCCAAAGAGAATGACGACTATGAGCGTGTCTGCAATGCGACCCACTGGATGCCGCTGCCCGAGCCGCCGGAGGATGTGTGATGACCGAGGAAGAGCTGGGCGAGCTGATGCTCAAGCAGGCGCTGAAGGAAGGCCACCGCAGCCGCCTGCCCACCGCCGCCTTCGAGTCGAACTACAGCGCGGCCCGGGCCAAGGAGCGTCAGGAGCAGATCGAAGACAAGATCTGCGACATCATCACTCGCAAGAGAAGGCCGATGACCATGACCGAGATCTGGGGGTTCTTCCCCGACGACCAGCAGCACGCGGTCGAAACCGCGCTGCGGCGCATGCGGACGAGGGGCGTCATCAAGTCTCAGTACCGGACCGACACCAAATCCAACCGCATCACATGGGAGCTGGCATGAAACTCGTCGTTCTTACCGTCGTCGCAAGCATGAACGCCGACACCGGCTACGTTGGCGTCTATCAGGACATGGACCAGTGCAAGGACATGCAGGGTATCTACATCACCCACCTCGACCCGAGCGCAATCATGGTGTGCGACACCGTGACCAAGAAGCAGCCGGTGCTGATCCCGCCGCCGCGACCGCCGGGCCTCCGCTCTGCACATCAACCCGTTCTCATACCGCCGCCGAGGCCGTGATGATCACCAAGACCATATACATGACGTGGAAGACGCCTGAGATCATGGCGAGCGAGCTGCCGATCGTGAAGCACGGCCTGCGCCAGATGATCGACCTCAACCCGGGCTGGACCCTCTCGATGAACTACGACTCGGCGGTCAACTCGGATCTGGAGTTTCATCTCAGCCGTCACCTGTGGGAGATGATCAAGGACGACCACATCGTCACCAAGATCGACCTGTGGCGGCTGATCATGCTCTACGAGCACGGCGGGGTCTACTGCGACGTTGATCGCATCTGCGATACGCCGCTGGACGACATCATCGGCGAGGGCGTGAGCTGGGTGCTGCCGACCTGCCTCGACCACGACTTCTCGCACGACTTCATGGCGACAGCGCCCGGGAACCCGGCGATGAAGCTGGCGGCCGACCTGTACCTTGCGCGCCGCTCACAGGGCCAGAGAAGCACCTACCTGCTCGGGCCCCAGACCTATATGCATGCGGTGACCGAGACGCTCACGGGCCATCCTATCGACTCTGGCTGCGGCCCGTGGATCATGGGCAAGTTGCGGGAGTTGATCGCCACGATGCCTTTCATCGCAACCTACCGCGAGCAGCCGCCCTACAAGACGATCCTGCACCGGGGCGACGTCGACTTCGACCACGAGAAGGAAAAGCGCAGGCTCTATGCCGAGTGCGGCATGCAGCACTGGACGGGGGAATGGTGATGGACATCGTGCTGGTGACCGGGGGCTTCGACCCGCTGCATGTCGGCCACATCAATTACTTCAACTCGGCGGCCACGCTCGGCGATCGGCTGGTCGTCGGGCTGAACTCGGACGAGTGGCTGACAAGGAAGAAGGGCGCGCCGTTCATGCCATTCAACGAGCGCAAGGACATCATCCGCGCCCTGCGTGTCGTGGACACGGTGCTCTTCTTCGACGACAGCGACGACACCGCCTGCCACGCGATCGAGCGCACGCTCAAGATGTGGCCGAAGGACAAGGTCATCTTCGCCAACGGCGGGGATCGAGGCATTGAGAACACCCCCGAGGCCGACAAGTTCAGCGGGCACCGCCGCGTGTCCTTTGCCTTCGGTGTCGGGGGGATGAAGACCAATAGCAGCAGCGAGCTGCTCAAAAGGTGGAGAGAGAGATGAGCGACAAGCACGCACAGATGCGAGAACTTGCGCGCGACCTGATCCGTGACAGCGTAATCGAGGACGCCATCGCGCAGAGGATCGCGCAGATCATTGAGTTCATCCACGAAGACCGCATCAAGCCGCTGCAACAGCGGGTCGAGTTGCTGGAGCGTGAGCGCGCGCTGGATGAGATCGCTGCGATTGAGACAGATGCGCCGCCGAAGCAGGTGCATTGGGCGAATGACTATGGGAAAAATCGCGGCAATATTTGGTATGACACTCGTGCGGAGGCTAACGACAACGCAGCAGGTGACCGCATCGCCGTGGTCCGTCGCGAGTGGGTAGAAGGCCTGCCGCCGCAGTATTTCACGGAGGGCGTGTGATGAGTGAAGCACCGAAGCGGATTTGGGCATTTCACGATGGGCCGCTGGTTGGATATTTCGTCGGGCAAAGCCCCGGCGAAGGTGCTTACGCCGTCGAATACATCCGCGCCGATCTGGTGGAGGCTGCGATCAAGCGGGCGCTGGAGGGGGCTGCTCAAGCGTGTGAGGATATCCGTCAACGTCAAATCATGGGGCCGATGCCGGAAAGGGTTTGCTTTGACCAAGAGCAAACCATCCGCGCCCTAGACCCCGCGCAGTTCATCAAGGAGGAGAAGGGATGAGTAAATGCAGTTGGCCGGAAGGTGCCTGCGCCTGCTACGCGCAAGAAGCCGTGAAGCCGGACTATGCTGGCCGCATCTGGATGCACTGCGAAGAGGGCTTGAACCTGTCGAAGTCGAGCATGTCGCGCTTCATAATGTTCTGCCTGACAAACCGCGTTAAGATCGGCTCTGTCCACCCGTTCAACCCCGCGTTTCCACGGAGCCATGTATCAGCGGCGGTTCGCATTCACCCCGACCTGATAGAAGCGTTTGAGGCCGAGACTGGCGGCAAGTTACGCGAGCCTCCGCGCCTATCGCTAAACGCCAGCACCCCCGCGCAGTTCATTGAGGAGGAGAAGGGATGAGCGACCACATCGACCTTGAGGTGCAGATGATACACCGCAGGCGCGGCATCGCCATCCTGTCTGATGGGCAGGAGGTGCCGATCACGAACTGGGTGAACGCTGATGGAGAGTGCGAGCCGAGCGAAGCCGTGTCCTGTGTCTGTGGGCCTTGCTTCGACGGCAAGTGGTATAGCGTAGACCTGCGCGAGTATGAGAGGGCGATAGTGCAATGACCAAGAAAGACTGCCCGCTGGGCGAGGACTGCGACCTGACGCTTGCGTGGATGAAGGGCGCGGAAGACGCGCGCGACAGGGCGAAGGCTCGGATCGCGGCGCTGGAGTCCAAGCTGGCGAAGGCGCGAGAGGCTTTGAAGGAGGCTTGGTTCATGCTGACTGTGCCGCATCTTGATTACGAACCGGAGCCGGAAGAGCCGGGATTGCGGCGCATCAAGACCACTCTCGCAGAACTGACAGGAGACAAGCCATGACCGACACCGACCCTGTGAAGCAAGCCCTAGCAGAGTTGCAAGACCTCGTTCGCTGCCGCTGCCATGAAGCCTACAAAGGCCGGGGGCTGCACGATCCTGACTGCGACTGCGACAGCGCGGATGCTGTGAAGGCGGTGGCCGACCGCATCGAGGCTCTGGTTGCCAAGCTGGCGACCTGCGAGAAATACCGTAACGCCTACTCCGAGTGTGACAGGATCGGAGCACAAGCTGTTCGTGATCTTGAGGCCAAGCTGGCGAAGGCGGTGGAGGCGCTGGAAGGTTGCATGATCGGCGGCAACCATCTGGTGACTTGGCTACCTGAGAATCACCTGCCTGCCGACACAGACCCGCTTGCCGCGCTTGTCAGGCATGGCGCTGGCGTATCACACGACATCTGGTGCTGCTGGCGGTCGATCATGCAGGCCCGCGCCACCCTCACAGAACTGAAGGGAGACAAGCCATGACCGACGAGGAACTGGTGAAGCATCTGCGTGACCTCGGGGACCGCGCGGCCTTCGAGCCGCACATGCACCACACTTCGGCCGGCCGTATCGACGCCCTGCGCCGCGAGATCCAAGAGCTCCAGCGTCAGGTCAACTACTGGCGCGGCTCCTCTCGCCACTGGCAGGCCCTGTATGACAAGGCCGCGAACCGGCTCGAGCAGGTCGATCCAGAGTTCGACAAGCGAGACTTCGTGTCGACCACGAAAGACCTGCAACGGGTGTCGGGCGACACCGCGTGGAACCCGTGGGAGGACGTGTGAGCATGATGCTCCAGCTCAACCCGCCCATCCCTCTGGACACGCCTCGAGGCCCGGCTCTGGCGCACGTCCTCGTCGACTACGGCCCCGAGCACAACCTGATGTGGGTCTGCTTCGGAGATGCCGACGGGCAGATCTGGACGTGGGACAACAGCAAGGTCCGCGCCCAGAAGAACATCACGATGGGGCGGATGACTGCATCCTGCGAGCCGCGATGATCAGATCGGCCGCCAGCTTGATCGCTTCGGACGGCGTCAGCTCAAGCGCCAGTACCTGACGCTGGCGCTCGAAAACCTTCAGCGTGCAGTCGTCGTAGACATGCCACGTCGGCCGCGCGATGTAGTCCATCCGTCACTGGCCTTCACGCCGCAGGCGCAGAGCCTCTTCGATGCTCGTCAGGGCCTCGCCCGGGATGCGACGTTGCTCTAGCGCGCGTTCGATCGTCGGGCCCTCGGTGCCTGCATCAGGTGCAGGCATGGTCGCCGTCGTCGCGCCCATGATCGCACCCATCTCCGCAGCCGTCAGGTTCTTCGCGCCGACCGCCGACTTGGCACCATATTCCTCAAGGAGCTTGACCGCAGCCGATACCTCTGCTGGGTTCGACGACATCAGCAGGCGAGACGTCTCGGCCGCAATCTCGTCGGGCATCTTTGCGCTGCGGGCCACGTTGCCGGCGAGGAGCGAGAGCGAGTTCATAAAGCCCGAGTTGATCGTGTTCGCGATCACTTCGCCCACAGGAACGCCCCCCTCGAACTCCTCACGGGCCTGAAGGCGACGGGCGGTGGGGGAGCCTGACAGGATCTTGCTCGACTGATCGAAGAGCTGGGCCTCGCGCAGCAGCGCAGCCTTGTAGAGGTTGAACTGGGCCTGCGTGTCGAACAGCGGGCGCAGGCGATCCATCGTTTGCGGGCTGTTGACGATCCGCTTCGCCGCGTTGAAGTTCTGCGGCGACTCCATGATCTTGTCGTAGATGTTGCGGAAGGCGCCGGTTCTGAAGGCGTCCACTTCTGCCCGGCTTGCCGTGCTCACGAAGTCGGCGACTTCCTCGGGCGGCAGGCGCGTGAACTTCTCGCGCGCAGTCCGCATGGCATCGAGCACTTCCATGTCGCCCGCGTAGTCCCTGCGGGCCAGAGCATATGCCGACTCCCCGGTGTTGGGGTCGATCGTGGCCTCGTCGATGGCGTTGACGAACTGACGCCGCAGATCGCGCAACGCGCTGGCCTCGGCCTTGCTGATACCCTCGCCCTCGAAGCCGCGCTCGATCACCGTGTCGATCCCGCGCTTGATGTAGTCGAGCGTGCGGACGTCAGGCAGCGCCGTCTCGGTGATGTTGCCGGCCGCGTCCATCATGTAGATCGGGGTGAGCTCGTACTTGCTCGGATCTTCGCCGCGCAGGCTGGCCGCCATCTTCTCGGTGTCGGCGATGTCGCGCGCCTTGTCGAAGAACCGCTTGAACTGCGGGTTCTGGAGGACAGTCAGAATGCGGCTGTCGTCCACAGTGCCGAAGCTGTAGGCGTCCTCGTAGAGGTCTCTCGCCCGGGTGCGGAGATCGCTCGCGAGCGCCTGCTCCTCGTCATAGTAGCGGCCAGCCTTGAGCGCCCGACCCGTGCGGCCCATGACGCGCTCGCGCACATCCGACATCTGGCGGCCGAGCTGGGCCTCGATGATGTTGGAGCTCGCGCCGCTGCGCTGGGCAACCGTCTCAGCCAGACCTACAAGGGCGGGGTCCACGTTTGCCAGCGTCGACGGGATGCCCCGTGCGCGGTCCTGTGCGAGTTTCTGAGCGGCCTCCTGCGGAGACATGCCCCTGCCCTCGTCAGCGCGACCTAGGGCCCTGCTGACGCGGCGAGCGGCCCCTCGCGTTACATCCTCGGCAGACGGCATTATACGCTCTCTGAGCCAGTCTGCGGCCGAGCTGGCGCCCCTGAAGGCAAGAGGCATGACGCCTCCCACCCCGCCGCCCAATACGGAACCGACGGCAAAGCCGGGAAGTCGCTCACCTTCTTCCGCAGCCCCTGCGCCGGCAATACCGCCAGAGAGGACGCCCATCCCAACGCCTCGAGCAACAGGGTTCGCCGCCAGACGGCCAAGTACGCCCGTTGCCGCAGGAGCTGTAGCACCGCCCGTACCAGTCGTTATTAAGGCAGCAATCGCTGCGGGCAGTGCGCCACCGGCAAGCTCGGTGGAAAAAGCAGCCGTCGGGCGCCGCTGCGCGAACTCTCCATACTCGCGGCGGATGTCCTCAAGCTCCTGTTCGTAAGGACGACCACCCATAATACTTCTGGATCTGAGCCACGCCTCTGCCTCATCACCCCAGCCGAGACCGAGGCCCTGACCGAGCAGGGCGCGCGTGAACTGTGCTGCATCGCTCATGGTCATTCCTCTCCTGTCTCGGGTTGGTAGACGCCATACTGCCCAGAGGTGATCTCTTGCAGACGCCGCATCTCGCGCTCACGCCGCTGATCCAGCACATCGTAGAGGCGCAGCATGATCTCGGCCCGCTCCTCAAGGCTCTTGGCGCCGATGCCCTGAAGATCCATGAGGATTTTGCGCTCACCTTCTGTGGGCGCCGCACCGAAGGTCGTCTTCAACCGCCCCAGCGCCTGCTCGCCGAGCAGGTTCTCAATGCGCCGCGTGTTGACCACCTTTGGAGCGTCGGACCCCAGCGTTGCGAGCGGGATGTATTGCAACTGGTCCAAGGCGCTGCCCGAGAAACTGTTCGGGTTCAGCTCGAACGCCTCCTTCACATCAGCCATCGCCTGCGTCACGCTGGAAATCTTGTCTTCAGTCTCGGACTTCAGGTTGATGAGCGCCGGAGGCATGCGCTGCTGGGCAAGCAGTTGACCTTCCAGAGCAGCAAGCTCTCTCTGCATCCGCAACTCAGTCAGCTCTGCGACCTTCGCGTTGTACTCGGGCGTGCCCGGCGTGAAGCCCATGTCGACCGCTTCCTTGCCCGCTGAAGACTGCGGCTTGCCCGCCGCCAGAGACTGCTCGATGAGCTTCTCGGCGATCGCGCGCTGATCGACAGCGCCAGATCTCGCAGCCGAGCGAAGGGCGTCGACCTCCGAGCCCGCCATTTCCATGCGCGTCTTCTGAAGCTCGAGCTCGCGCGCAAAGCGATCGGCCGCGCTCTTGCGCTTGCCCGCAGCCACCTCTGCAAGCTCACCGCTCGCGAGGGCGAGGTTCTCGCCGAAAGATCCGGTCCTCGTCGGCGCGCCGAAAGCAGCCGCGAGGCGGAAGTACATCTCAGCCTTCGACGCACGATCGGCCTCGGGCGATGCCTGCCCCTTGATCATCTCGGCGAAGGCGTCGAACTCAGCCTTCTGACGCTCACGAGCTGCGGCAAGATCGCCGCTGTAATCGGTCTGCGGCATGTACCGCTCGAGAATGGCCTCTAGATCAGAGCGCCGCGTGTCCTCTTCCGGCTCGGCATACGGATCGTAGGGAGGGGGCACATTGGCCGCCGCACGCTCAGTGGCGCGGGCGCGATCAATCGCTCGGGCGAACGGCTCAAAATCGTCGCTGTAGATCGGGCGCGTGGTGATGCCGTCTTCAGGCCCCCCTCGGTTGTATCCTTTCACCTCGCCGCCCTCGGCATAGTTTTGGCCGGGTTGCGTCTTGTAGATGTCGTACATCGTCTTCAGCGCGTCCGCATGAGCTTGCAGATCACTGCTTCTGCGGAAGCCGGTCGGGATCGAGAAGTCGTCGCCGTAGTTGATGGCGAGCGTGCCTTTCGTACCCCTGCCCGTGAGGTTGTAGTCGCCGAAGTTGACGCCCTGCTCCAAACCCTTCACCGCTGCATCGTAGATGTCGGGCCGGAACCACGTCGGCAGGTTCGCCTTGGCGAATGCTGCGTAGTCGAAGCCCTGCGCCCCACCACCAGCGCCACCAGTCGCATCGGTCATCGGCGTGCTGTAGACCGGCGCCTGCAACGTCTCGAAGGCAGGCTGCTGCCCGGCGAAACCGAACTGGCCCTGATTGTAGATGCTGCCCATGCCGACGTTGCGCCCGTAGGCGTCGGTGTAGCCCTTGTACGCGGCCTGATCGATGTCGTAGCGCCGCATCTGCTCTTCAAAGGCGGCCTTGTCCTTCGCGAACTGCGCCCGCTGCTCGGCCGTGGCGTCGTCCTTCAGTTCTGCCACCTCGGCAGGCTTGTCGACCCCGGCATAGCGCGCCATCGAAGGCGTGTCGACACCGTAGAGGCGCATCACTTTCTTGAGCTCGTATCCCATGACGTCCCCTTAGATGTTCTGCACGCCCCTGTAGACGGACAAGGCACTTGCAAGTTGTGCGAGAGGCGACGGGGTGTAGGTGTCGCCCGTGGTCGTCCCAGACTGGATCGTCATCTGCGGCGTGATCGGAGCCATGCCACGGATCTGCGTACTAAGCCAATCGGCTTGCTGCTGCGGATAGAGACGCTGCATCTCGAACTGCCGCGCCGCCGCATCAAGCTCGCGCTGCGCCTGAGTCTGTTGCGCCCGGCCAGCGGACTCAAGCGCAGCCACGTCAGCCGCACGCATCCCCTGCTCCTGCTGGGCCAGCTGCGCCATGCTCTGGAGCGCCGACATCTGCCGCGCGTAGTCCTGAGCCTGCGCTCCTTGAGCCACCTGAGCCGCGCCCAGACCAAACTGCTGCTGCGCTTGACCCGCCTGCGTTTGAGCCTGCGCAAGGTTCGCAAGGATATTCGCCTGCTGCGCCGCCGCAGACGTCTGAGCCTGACCGAGGTTGGTCAGGTTCGCCATTTGCTGACCCGTCAACTGCCCTCTGGTCTGGCCGATGTTGGCGAGCGCGGCCTGCTCTTGGCCGGTGAGCTGGCCGAGAGTTTGACCAATGTTCGTGAGGGCTCCCTGCTGCTGCGCAGTCAACTGGCCTCTCATTTGCCCAATGTTGGCTCGAGCAG